TACAGTGTATTCATTACATTCCATGACATTCTCCTTATGAAAACGTAAGCCAACATCTACAACCGGATATCTCTTTTAAATCAGCACCATTCTCCGTGTCATGAGGACACATAAGATATGATCCGTCCGTTTCAAACAGTTCTGTTATTGGTATGGTTTTACTGTCAAGATTCACATGAGACTCTCTAACACGCCTATCATGCCGTGTATGCCATGTTTTACGTGTCTTGCCATTCTCGTACGCCTCTTGTAGTTCTGTGTATTCACACAGCGTATGCGCTTCGTCTGCCGCTATCTCTGACGCTCTCTGAGGTGATACATAATAATCTACCTCTGCATTCTTAACAGTAGTTCCAACTGTCTCGGCAGCAAGCCTTGTTATATGCTCTGAAACATAGGATATGTTTACATTCGCTATCTCTGAAAGCCTATATTCTACGCTAAGAGTCAATGATTCTGTATCTATCGTCTCTCCCGTGGCAACCATGAGGACAATCAGATTGAATAGCCATAAATAGGTATCATTTACCTTTTCAGCTATCTCAATCCTTTCTTCCTTTTCTTCCTCTGGGATATCCATTACGGAAAACCACTCTTCAAAATCAATAGCCGGGTATTTCCTTGATAGATTATTCAGCCTGTCTATCATTCAATAAATCCTCTGCTTTTGCCATCTGCGTATCTGCATCCTGCACTGCATCATAGATCATCTTATCCATATAGCCTTTAGACTCAAGATAGACTTTCTCGGCATCAACGAATATGCCTGAGGCTTTAAGTGCCACAAGAGGATGTATACCATTCCGAAGAAGTACCTCAAGTGCTTCAACCTTCGTGAGTAAATTATCCAACGGTGAGTGGCTTATCTGAACCTCAAAATCCAATACTCCAAGGTTTAGATTCTCACCCGTGGCTATCTTTATCCTCTTTATAGCCAAAAGGCCAAGTTTCTTATCAGACTCTTTAATGTACGGGTCCTTTAACTTTGCGGCCTGCTTTGAGAAATCCCAACCATTACGAAGTGCAACCGCGCCCTGGGTATCTCCACCGCCGGTATTACCCTCTTTATTAGGGATAGCGGAGATGGAAAGTACATTATCCCACAAGTCCTCTTTGGCTATCTGGCTTTCTGATTGTGAAAGCTCCTGAGACATTACATCTACATCTGCCTTATTCTCCGCACCGTTATTTGACTTAACAACAAGTGCGCCCATCATCTTCATTTTGGCAAATGTCTTTTCGTCTATATCACAGTTAACGAACTTGACCCAGCTTTGAACGAACTGCTCAATAGCGTCCATTCTGTTTGATTGCATATTGTTGATTGCATCAAGCATGGAGATAACAAGCTCTATATCCGAAATCCTGCTCTGATTGTTTGGATACTCTATAATAGGAATATCCCCAAAGCCATGAAGTTTCGATTCAATCAGCGTACTGTTTTGAACTCTGTACTCATATGAACTTGTATAACACAGATAATAAATCCTGCCCTCGGAGTCTTTTAACTCTTGAACCGCAAGCAGCGCTTCTTCTGTGATAGATGAATACACAATGTATGTATTCATAGGGTTAGGCGTAACGATTCTAAAAGGAACCTGACCATCTTTTCTCTGAATAGCCTTAAAGCCTGTTCCCACCGCAGAAGTCCACTCACCGGAGTTTATGTCTTTCAGTTCCTTACCGGCAGCTCTAAAGTAGTCATTCAAGCGGTCAACTGCTCTGTTAACCTCATCTGACTTATTGAGTGCCACATACTGAACCGGTTCTCCGTATGTTTGAGCATTCTTAAACCTGACTATCTCCCAGGCATGGTTTTCAACAACCTTATTCACGATATCGTCACGTACTGTCTTTGTACGATACCACGCAGGCTGATCTCCATTCTTGTAATCCCAAAGGTACTTTATTACGGGCCTATTGGAATTAAAAATGCCGATAGTTTTTGCAAGCACATCTAAAATGTTGCTACTATCGACACTCTCATAGTCCACATATGCAATTTTCCGTCCATACTTGCCATTGACAAGTTCTTGTAATGTCCTATCGTTCATACCATTAAAAAAGCGGCAGGCATTCGCCCACCGCACCTCGTAGGATTGCATAAGAAAGCTAAGGATTATTATTCCTTGTAACATAATACCACATTTAGGGGTGGAATGTCAACCACAAGCAATATATAGATTGTTAAATTTTGTTTTGTCTTAATTCTGCACTTAATTTCTTGTATTCTTCCAACCCAGCGTGTTTAATCTTCTTTACACTACTGACGCTAAGACCGATATCTAAAGCTATCTCGCGGTTTGTCTTTCCAGCCACGTAGTAAAGCCACATCACTTCATAATACTTACGATCCATCTTCATAAGGACTTCATCGGCTTTTTCCTTGTAATCGTGCATTACATCAATGAGAAAGTCAGTTTTCTCGTCAATCTCAATGATTTTAGCGACAATACTATCCATTTTGCCGCCACTAGGACTAGAAACTACCCTCTCACCGCTATTATGTGATGATATATCTGTCAGTTTTGCCCTAAGTTCTGCCATCAGAAGCATATTATCCGTAATATCCTCATTCAGTTTACGGATACCAAGTAAATAATGCATTTTACCCCCAAATTGCAAAAAGACATATTGTAAAGGTCAGTAAACTCAAAAAAACTGATCTATCTACTCCTACATCATCTGAGGTTATATACACAAGCAGATTCAATATGATCTGTAGTGCAATAAGCACAGTTGCAACAATCTTGAACATTCTAATGTCTCCTAAACGGATTGCATACCGCCTCAACTGTCGCTACGCCGCTTCCCTTGCGGTCATAGTCTATACAGCCTGCCAGAGAGTCGGCAGCATCCTCATGTTTACGCTTGCCATGAACCATGGTAAAACTGAATAAGTTTTCCATGAACTTCTTATACTGACTATGCCGGTGCTGAGGGTCTTTAAAGTAAATCTCTCTTATGGCCTCTGCCCTATCCCAGATACGCTGCTCTTTCCTCTGTGTAGAAGGCGCCCAATCGGACGTGATATTAAAATCTTTATAGTGAGCTTCTTCAAGAAGTCTCTTTATATCGTCTTTATAGCCCTCGCCGCCCTGGTTTGACTCAAAGTGGATATTCTTCATCTCATGTGAGATTATCTTTGACACCACCTGAGGCTGCGTTACGTGTTTCTCCGAGTTATCAAAGACCACATCCTCACAATAGATAGAGCCATCCTCATAGCAATAAAGAATAGGAAAAGACAGATAGTCTCCACCACCAAGAGCCACGTCACAATGGGATATAATCTTCAAAATCGGCTTCTCAGGAAGCACCGCATAGTATCTCATGTGTTCGGGAGTGAACACTGCACCCGTTCTATCAATAGGTTCCTGCTGACACTGACTCCACCATCCTGCCAGATCATCATTCATTTCAAACTTCGCGCGCCTGGCACGATAGTATTCTGTTGAATATCCCACACCATACTTATAGTTAAAGTTTGACTCATCCGTGTCGGGATCAAGAGCCGGTATCTTTATGATATCCCACCTTATATGAGAAACAGACGGATCATTCTCCAAGAAATTCATTCTGTTCATGAACAAGTCGTTTGTTGCCCATATCGTGCCGTTATAGATAATCTTGCAAGTCTCTTTCGGTCTTGACATTACATTGTTATCAAAGATTGTCTGTTTTCTCTTTAAGACCTCGGGAGACAATACATCCTGGACACCCTCAAGGATATCATCAAGGATCATCACTCCGTATGCGTCATACTCTCCGTTCAGACCCGACTCTAAACCTTTACCGGATAGAGTCTTATACTTCTTCTTACGATTCAAATCCAGCTTATTGTTCTTTGCATCCGTATCAGCTATCTTGACGTTGAACACATCGTTAAAACAGTAAGTCGGATCAGTGATTATCTCTGTGACACCATCCAAGAACGCACCGCCAAGGCCCTCTTTATACGTCACATACAGATTCGATTTCTCCGTATCCCTTGCACAGTGCCATGTAGCATACAGTGTGATAAGCTGACTCTTGCCCACGCGCGCAGGCATATGTATAAAGAGTTCGTCAAGTTTATCCTCTTCAAGCGCCTGCAACTTATCTGTGACCATCCGAAGCGGCTTTAATCTCGGCTCATAAAACCTCTCTTTTTTAGGTCTATGCCTTTCAATGTACAAAATATAGGAATCTAAAACGTCACGGGCCTCAGCACGCAGCACATCATAGTACCAATTTATGTATGATACGTTCTCTTTCTTCTCTTTCTGCGCCCAATTCTCAAGCATATCAAACGTACCGCCCGTAGTACCATAGATAAGCTCTGATATCCATTCCTTTGTCATCTGACCCATGATTCTGCCATTCTCTACGTCTTTTTCCGTAAGAAATGCTATCTGAGTCGCTTTTATTGACGCGTCTACGAGCTTTTCATACTCCGTCTGATTGAACTTTATCTTCTTTAGCGCTGCATGATACTCTTTGTAATTATCCCATGCGTCTTTCAGTTCCTTTGTCATCTTCCCGTTGACCCAAAACCGTTATCTCCACGGTCTGTATCCTCAAACTCATCCACCTCTTCAAGTTCCGGCGTAATAATTGGCATAATCACAAGCTGGATTATCTTATCACCTCTCTTGAATATCTTTGTCTCTTCACCCAGGTTATACAGCTTCACCTTAATACTTCCCGTATAACCAGAGTCAATCACGCCCTCGCCTATGATCCCATCACGCACATTCAGCCCACTCTTTGACTTGAGCATACCCACATAGCCCTCAGGTATCTCTACATGGACTCCTGTGTCTATCGTGACATACGACAAACCGCACACAATCGGATTAAACACACTCTTTTGCAAAGCAAAGTCCTCCGGCGTCCTTAAATCGTATCCGGCATCCGCTTCATGCGCCCTCTCAGGCATATATGCCCCGTCCTCTAACATTACATTCATCTTCGCACACTTCCCAAAATGTCTTTCCACTGTCGCTATCGCCTCATTGATATACTTCATAGGATTCCCACCACCTATCTCAATCGAATGTATAAGTGCAGGTGAAGTCTTAGGTGACAACCACTTAATCGCGCTCTCTATTTTCATACTCAAATTCCTTCTTTAACCTCTCTCCCGGCTCCCCTTTGCCCGTCATGGTATCGTAAAACTTATCCCACAGACCCTCATCACGAATAAACGCTTCAAGCTGCCTGCCCATCTCAAATGACCTCGACAAGTCTCCGTAAACACCCCGGATGATGTCTAGTACCGCGCTATCCTCTCCAACCTCGCCACGGGCCAATTCCAAATCAAGCTCCATCGTCTCTAAGGCTGTTAGATTTCCACCATGATAACGCATCTTTGCCCAATTCCCTCTTAACATCATGACCTCTCTAACATATTCACTAGCCTATCAAACGCTTTCTGTCTATCAAGATTCCTATCGTGGCATATCTCATAAAACCTATCCATCTTGAGTTCACTCTGGCCTATTATCCTGCCTTTCTCATAGCTCAACGAACCATCCTCAAGGCCATCATTCAAGGCAGACACAAGACCTCTTAAATCTGTTCCCATGAATACTGCCATCTGAGATAGGTTATCCGTAATATCAGTGTTTACACCCAACGGAGTCTCGGATTTTGAGGATTTTACAGATAAACCACTTTCGGCATATGAACTCAAGAAATCCCTCAAAGTTAGACCCTCTTTAGATAATCTCTTATTCAGATCATCTAATATCTCCACAGGAAGTCGCACCGATACTGTCTTTGTCCTATCTGTCATGTGTAAACACCTACCTTATTGCTTGGGATTTTGAGGGAAGATTGGTGGAATGGTGCGTGTAAACACCACTTATTTCTTGGGCGGAGGAAGGGGTAACCCACCCGGTTTCGGTTATATGGCTATAGGGGTAGGGGCCACCAACGCCACCCACGCCCCACAAATTAACAAAATCATACAAATGTTAACCCGAAAACAACGTTTTTATGCCTTTTCTTCAATCGCGCCCGTGTTGAACTTGGGTAAATCCGATAAAGGTACGGACGCAGCGCCCTGGATATGCTCAACGGATCGTTCATCTCGCCAGCCGTGCAAGTTCTTGAGTATGAATATTGAGCCTGTAGGATTTTGCCGCCCGTCCGCAAGGCGGCGTGTTAATCCAGCCTCTTGCATATGCTTTAACTTTTTGTTCATTTCCATGCGTTCAGAGGTTAGCCCCGGGTTACTTCCCTTGATATAATTTTCTCCGGTGACATATTCGTATGACACCCCGGCAAACTTGCAAAAGTCGTAGATTAGAGGCGGTTTACTGTATAAGGAACATAGTTCCCCGTATAGGTCTATTAAGCTATCTACAATGTTGGGATTGTTTTGGTTGTGTGATTTGTCCTGATCTTTCGTGATCCTGTTCCGCTTTATGTAGTACCCGATAGCAATACAACACGCCGCCCACACATCAGCCGGAGCTTTCCTCATATCCTCAACGCCGTTACTGTCACAGAACAGTGATATCTGGTCTTTGATCGCTTGGACTACTCCGTCCGGCAGCCCGTCAAATTCATTAGGGATAATATCAATATCAGGAGCGCCTGGAATCGTGACGTTATTCAAGCGAACCCCGGCAAAGTCCGCGGCAAGTATAAATGACTCATCGTCATATTGTCCGCGGTGTGCTGCTTTCAACACCCTCTGACCGGGGCGCGAGTCGTTAAGATATTCTATTAGTAAGTCTGCTTGCTCAAGTTCAATATCATAGTGGATAGAAACTTGCGCCGCTATTTCGTTGAGATCCGCTTTTTTGATATACATACCTACCCCACAAAAAAAGACCCGGCTTATATCCATAACAGATAAAAAGCCGAGCCTTTAAAACTCTTACCAACTTTTCTATATTATACTACAAAAACGCCCATTTTTCAAGGGTTTACACCACTTTATGCGGATCGTTCGCGCCCTGATCATTCTTTTGGTATGAACTCATAAAAGAAGTTGCAACCAATAGCATCCCCAATTTTTTCTAAATCACTAACGCGGAAATCTCCGCGCGCTAATTGATTCAAAAAATTAGGCGGTTTCTTTCCTATACTCCGCGCAACGTCAGAGAGTGAAACCCCGGATCGCTTGCAACATAACCGCACATATTCTTCTAAAGTCAAATTATTATTATTCATACGTGAATAGTATCACAATACAATTATAAATGCAACTATTTTGTTTATTGTGCAAACTACACAATATCAATTATAACTTTATAGTTATAATTATCACTTATAATTATCATTTTATACTTGCAATTATCACTTTTAAGTGATATTATAATTACAGAAGTTAACAAAACAGCTTGCACCGATCAAGTACAGACCGCCGCCGTGCTTCGCGCCGGTAGCGATCCAGGAAAGCAAGGGAGCAAGCAACCAAAGAAAGGGGTACAAAATGAACAACAAAATAATGACACTTGAACTTAAAAGAATAGATGTATGTGATTTGTTACTTGCTTGCTTAGCGGCAAAGGAAATGGCAAATGATGAAGGTAAGAAGTGGACACGCCTACATGATGAGTTAAAAGATCAGTTAAAGGCTTTTGACGAGGCTAACGAGTTTTAATGAGAGGGGGCATAAGCCCCCACCACAAAGGAAAGGAAAGGTATTAACCATGATCAAAATCTATTATACAAATTTAGGACTTTACAACGAAGGCATCCTTGCTGGCGAGTGGGTAGAGCTTCCCATATCTGACGAAGAACTTGAAGAAGTTCGCAGCCGTTGTGGCTTCGATGAGACCCACGAAGAGTATTTTATAACAGATTATGAGACCGACATTGACGGCCTCAGGATCGGAGAATATGACAGCCTGGATTATTTAAATAGACTTGCCGAAGTCACCGAAGAAAACGAGACCACAGCCGCCGCCCTGATCTACTTCGGATATGAGACACCCGAAGAGATTGAAAGCCACATTGACGATATTTTCTATGTGACAACGCCCCAAGGCTTTGAAAGTGAAGAACTCGCAGTCGGTTATTATTACGCCGAAGAATTAGGCGCACTTGAGATCCCCGAAAACCTCAAATGTTATTTTGATTATGAGGCATACGGACGCGATATCATGTTGGAAGGCAGCTTTTATACTGCTGAGAACGGGGATATATATGAGTGCGTAGCATAACCCCACAGCCGCGCGGAGAACGTCACCGGGTCCGACACCCGGCGCGGCTTTTACCTATAAACTAGCACGAAAGGAGCGCAAATTGTACGAGATAATACAAACGGCGCACGGTTTCAAAGTCCGCAAGCCTTACACCTATAAGAACGGCCGCCCGGATAGCTGGCTATACCTTGAAAGCCGTTACAAAGGCGTTGAAAAGTGGGTATTAGATTATTTATACGCCCGGACATATACCAGAGCCGGAGCGGAGCGCATTATAAAGCTATTAGAGAGGAGATAAAAGCTATGGAAATGCAAAAAGCACTTGAGCTTGCAACCCGTATTCACGAGCTGCAGAGCTTCGACAACTACGAGGCCGCAGACTATGAGGAAAGCGCCATTGACACGGCGCAGACGATCATAAACGCGCCGGAAATAGTTATTGAGTACCTATTGGACATTATAGAGGACTTGGAAGCGGAAAGGAGTTAAAAAACATGACCTACAAAATAAACCAAGCACAGTATAACACGCTATCCGGTCTCCGCTATTGGATGGCAAACAAGGCATATTTAAAAGAGCGCTATCCTGAGGACTACGAGACGGAGCGCGAAAAGATCCACAAAACAATCTGCTTTGATTTTGACGAAGCAGACCGGCAAGCGATACCATTTTGGGTGCAAAATATTGTTTGTGCTTTTCAAGACGATTGGAGACACACAAAAGAAACGTATTTATATCAGGACTTAGAAGCGCGCGGCGTGGATTGTTCCGCGGTTTCATGTAGATAGATCCCGGACGGAGAACGGCAACGGCGGAGCGACACCGCCGCCGGGATATCAGGCGAAAGCCCAATAGCATACAGGAACGGCACAACCGCCGGAGACCGAACCAAGGGAACCCCCCGGACATAGGCAACCCGGCAAGCGGAGCCGCCCCGATGGAGCTATTAAACCATAGGCAAGCCACACAACCGCATATAAACCCCTATAAGCCATTTTTCGTGCTATATGGGCATATATGCAAAGAACCACAAAAGAGCCGTAAAAAGGCTTATAAAAGCCGGAAAGGACCCGAAGCATGAGATATAATATCACACCCACGGCGCGCGGCTATGAGATCCACGCCACCAAAAACGGACGCAACATATACTTGCAGAGCATTTACAAAGGCGCTGCAAAGTGGACACTTGACTATTTATATAGTCGCAAGTATGCCACAGAAGCAGCCGCACGCAAGGCAATTGAAACCATAAAAGCATAGGAAAGGACGGCACACAATGGAATTAGGTAGAATAATTGTGGATGTTAAAAAGCCTCATGTTTTCGTTGAACCCATAAAAGACTATTGCATTATCTCAGGAGACGCAAAGCGCTATTTTTTAAGCAATAATCCCACGCAATACACAGAAACTACTGGACGTGTCGAAGTTTGCGACATATCCGAGATCATCCACGCCGATTTTAGCAAGGCAGCCGGAGTCATCGGCAACGCGTACAAGATCCCACGGGAATATATTAAACCCGTAGACGAAGCCGCGCCGGGTATGGTACAATAATATATTATCTATGACCATATCACACAGCGCGCAACGAGCTGTTTTAAGCTGCTTTGATACGTTTAAGGCATAAACCCCCACAGACCACAAAAAGAGCCGTAAAAAGGCTATATAAGAGCCACACAGACCGCACACACGGACACGGCACATTATAAGCCGTTTTTAGACGTTTAAAGCCTATAAGCCATAGTTTATAGGTTTATCCGATAAAATCCCTATACAGAGCCTATACACGCCCTATAAGGCTATAAAAGGCACGACAACGACACAGCCACACCACGCCCCGGATAAGGCGGCTAAAATCCAAAATGTCCATAGTGTAGTGCCAAAATCGGCATACCAGGACAGAAAAAGCATTTTGTCAGGGTTTTTGGCGCGATCCGTGACAGACCTGGTGCAGGTGGAAAATCCCGGACCCCCGGGGGATATCAAAATCTTTTGCAATATTTTGGAAAAAATTTTTCATGAAAGGAGAAAATTATGGGAGCATATCAGACAAGAGCCATTGACTCTGAGGAATACAAGCTCATAATAGACACGATCAGGACGGGATACCTTGACCACAAGCCTAATCCGCAGATAGCTACAATTCTAATATTAGAGGCTAATCTGGGCTGCCGTATAGGAGATATAATCTCCATGACTACAGACTCCATCATAAAAGACGGGAACGTCTGGAAGCTGAATATCGTAGAGCAGAAAACCGGCAAGGCTAGACATTTTATAGTGCCGGTTCCCATTAAAGAGTTCATTGACAGGTGGATCAGTGAGCGCGGCATACTCCGAGGGGATAAACTGTTTTCTATCAAGTCTCCGGCGGTATGGAAAGCACTCCGTCAGGTCACAGACTACTTGGAACTTGAGAAAATTAGTAGCCACTCGTTTAGAAAGCGTGCAGCTTCGCGCATCTATGAGCAGAACCACGATATCGAGATGGTAAGGGAGTTCTTACAGCATAGTGACGTGCGCACCACTCAGCGTTATATACAGCGATCCACAGAGCAGATGGAAAAAGCCATCAATGCAGTAGTGGATATCGCATAGTCCATGGAATTGACACAAAATAAACTTCACAGACCCAAATAGTATTTTGATAGGGTTTTTGGGCAGAACCTGTCCAACCCTCTACCCCATAGGATTTTTCAGACCCCCGGGGGCTATCAAAAATCTTTGCAATATTTTTTGAAAGGAGAAAAATATGTCAGTATATACCGGCGGAAATAATGGATGGGGAACCATGATATATCGTTGTCCGTTCTGCGGAGAAGTCATAGCTGAGTACAACTGTGACGAGGATGGAGTTCCCACGGATAGAATTTTCGATGTCGAGAGTTTCCATAAATGCCCGGACGAGAATGAGGATTAGGTTTTTGCCTAATCCTCTTTTCAATCTCTCCTGATAATATCAAGCCGGTAGTAAAGGTCTACCTTCTGGACGCAGAAGTTATACTTCCCATTGGTCAGTATGACCGTACTCCATAAGCAATCTACGACCTTATACTCCATCACATGACCTTTTTCCCTTACAAGGCACTTATCGCCTGGATTAAACCATACTTCCTTGTTTATCTCATACGCTGTCCTAGGAATCATCCATAAACCTCTTCAATATTTTTCTTAATCTGTTCTATCGTGTCAGTTCCGATCCGTAAAGACTCCGCAAGTTCGATATATGAATCGTTGAACTTTTTGATATCATCATCGTCAAAATCGAAAACGTCTGAAAGAATCGCTATCGCAAGTGTCAAACAGATATCCTGCGCCGACTTTGCCATACGCCTGCTCATTTCATCACGATTCATTCCAGGTCTTTTAAACTGTCCGTACTTTACATTCATCTTTCCTCAAACTCCTCGCAGGTATCACCCCACTCTGTCCAATCGCTATATGCTTCACTATCCGGGTTGCAACATACCCAACCGTCTGAAACATCTGCATACTGATGATGCTTGCAGTTTCCGCATACTTCTTCTTTATCCATAATTCTCCTCCCATTCATCTTCCGACATTTCCCCGTCAATGGTTTCTGTCTCGTACTCCCATGTAAACGTAGAATACAGCTTAAACCGTTTTCCGCAATCGTCACAGGTAAATGTACCCTGATCGCCTTCCTCATAGCAGTTCACGGAGTCACCGCCTATAAATGTATCTTCATAACTAGGCTCGTACTCTTTGCCACAGTACGGGCATATAATGTTGCTGCCTATCTCGCTATTACCATAACTATCCATCTTTCTCTTTCCTTTTCTTTGACTTTGCCCTTTCGGGCAACCATCTATAAATATCTTCGCTTTCTTTCGGTGTTATTGTTTTGTTTTGCGTGCAATCTGGAAGTTCGCAGTTGAAGCAATCCATATTACATTTACAATCATAACTCATACTTTTCGCTTTCTACATCCACCCTTATTTTTGGTTTTCCATGTATTTATCTATAATCGCTATCGCATCATCAAGCAAAACAACTTCATCCGTTTTACCATCTATCCTGCCCACATACCACTTACCAAGGCTTTCTTTTTGAATTTCCTTTTTTATCTTATTTGCTTCTTTGGCTGTCATGTTTCCTCACTTTCTGCCTTGTATTTGTCAAGAATCTGCATGGACATATATAATCCATAATTTCTTCCTTGGTCATAATCATTTTCAACTTTGCAATAAGACTGTTCTATCTCGGCTCTTATCTTGTCAAGAACCGCCTCTCGCTCAGACACTCCCATATTGTACGCTTTTTCTATTGCTTCAAAAGTTGATATCCCTGCATTATCAGCAACAAAATGTAATACATCAAAGGTTTTCGCCTTAGCTTCTTTTTCCCAATGCCCCGTCTTTGGCTGTGGTGTGACGGATGGTGAGTCGTATAATACACTCTGCACAGCCCTCATAATATGCCGTTCTGCCTCATTGTAGCCAGAGCATTCCAACCATCTTTCAATCACGTCTATTACCGACTTTCGGCTTATAGCGTCCTCACTATGCTCTTGCTCTTTGTATTCACATCCCATACAGAATATGTCTTTTAGTGTGGCATCATCCGTAGGCTCTCGTTCTAATGCTTTGATTGCCATATCAAGTGCTGTAAGTATCTCTGTGTCAGTTTTTACAAGTTCGCAATTATAACAATCTCTATTGCAATAATCATTTTTATTTGCTCTATTGACACATTCCTTTTCATTCTCAATAATTGCTATTGCTTCTTCTCTTGTCATTACTTTTCCCCTTTTTCTGCTTCTATTTCCTCTAATACGATTTTTAATATTGCCTTGCACTCAGTATTGTCGGATGTCATAAAGCTAATTACAAAACCCTTTGAATAATCTGTAGTATACCATTCAGCAATTTTTTTATTGTCATCATTCACAATGATATTCAAAAAATCGTTTGTCATTCCAGCTCCTCCTTTTCAAGCTGAAATATCTCAACGCCTTTATACATGAAAAAGTAACAATATTGGTATTCTTTATCCCATTCTTTGCATTCCAAATCACAGCCCACAGCACTTGCAAGTTTGTCTATACCCGTGTATATATGTATGCACCTGTAATCATGTGAACCACACGGCTGTATGTTATTCTCGTATTCTCCTTCATCGTGATTCAGCTTGCCCCATGACAGGGTGTAGCTATTCTCTATAATTGTATTGAGGGCATCTACAAGGCTATCAAGCCACTCTATAGCATCTGCATCCGTAAGGTTTATTTCATCGGGATCATTCTCCGATATTTTCATGTATTCTTCTTTTGTCATGCTTTAATCCTCCAAACCTGCTAATGCATCAAGCCACGAATCGTCGCTATAAAAATCCCTTCTCAGTACCACTTTTCCGAACTGCCCACCGCAGACATAGCAGAAGCAATCCGGCATTACATATCGCCTTGTAAGAGTGCAGCCGCAATGAGGGCAACTGATCGTGTCATACTTTTCGTTGTAGTTGTCATCCGTGATATTTTTAGGCTTTGCTTTTCTGTTGTCGTACCTCATATCCAACCCCCAAACATATATAGTCTATTGATACACCTATCTCGGCACACATCCTCATTAACCGCCCTGAGCTGATATCTGTTCCGTCATAGCAAAATGAGTATATGAGTGACCTGGATATTCCGCATCTTTTAGCAAGCATTGTTATATTTATGTCTTTCTCATTCAGAGTCTCAAGGAATCTGTTTCCAGCCTCGTACATTGAGAGTTTCTTCTTTGCTCCCATGCCTCGTCCTGTATGGATCGGCCTTGTAAGTTCCTTGTATGTTCTGTCTCCGCGGCTATATCTATGCTGAATCGTATCTAGTTTTATCCCGGATTCTTTTGAAATCTGATTCAGTGTTTTTCCATCAACGAAAATCCGATTAGGTTTTCCGTACATCTTCCCTCCTTTCTTCCCCTCCGAAGAGGGGAGATATCATGGCTTTTGTGAGATAGTTCGTGGTATATTACTCATGGTTAAGCCTGCAACAATCAGTGTCTTTTGGATTACTCCGGGATTTTCAACCCTTTTTATGTTTAGCAAGTTTGCCAAGGGTACGAGACTTGTTCTGTCTGGCCTTTGACTCATTTACTAAATCTCTAATTAACTTTCCTTTAGCTTTTGCCTTGTTCAAACTTTTCTTTTCCTCTTCGTTTGCAAGCCAATCCGACAAATACTTTGTGCATCTGTCGTGGCAATTCTCTGTACGATCCTCACAATCAAAACACCTGCTTTTCATGGTCTCAACTTCTTTCTTAAATACTCTTTAAAGTTTAACTCATCATTTGATTTCATGCCCTCAAGTCTCCTGACCTCGTAGTTCAAAAGCACATCTGACATAGCCACCACAAGCCACCTATCAGCTTCTGAAATGTCATTACGATACTTCTCTGAGAACTTCACCAAGTCCATGAAAACCGCCTCGTAAAAATCGTCTTTCGCCTTTTCTTTTGGCATATGCTTTTTGACTATCTGGAACCAATCGCCAAACATGGCACTGACCTGTTTTATATCCCACATCTTTGTTCCCTCTTATTAGCCTTTTTAAGACGTTTTAATCCTTTACCCTAACACTTATACCCCTACACGTTTAGAATGGATTTTAGACCACTTCTACGAAGTCACAGAGCCATATTAGAGTTATGGTTAGTAACATCTTTTCGTTTATCCTCTTTCTTCTTGCCCAGCCAATCCTCAAAATGCTCACAATGCTTAGGACAATGCAAAAGATATCCATGCACGTTGCAGTATTTTGTATCTTCGTCACTTAGATCATGTGCGCATCCTGCGTTCAAATCGTTCATAAGCACCTCACACAAACGGATTATCCAAATCTGCCACCGGAGAAAACTTATTCACCGCACCGTCAAAAGACATTTCAAGTTTTACCCCAGGTTCACCATGCCGGTTCTTATCGACCTTAATACCCTTTGTCTTTCGATCCTCTGTCTTATTCCACAAAAGGATTATCTGTGCCGCATCCTGCTCAAGGTCTCCGGCTTCTCTCAGCTCTGACATTGACGGTTCCTTTGTCGCTAGTGACTCCGATACTCTGTTAAGCTGTGCCAAAAGGACTATAGCGCAGTTGAGTTTCTTTGCCATCCGTCTAAACTCATGAGATATAGCGCCCATCTCCGCATATCTGTTTCCCTTGTAGGAACTTCCCGGTATTACAAGCTGAACATAATCCACAAAGATTACATCACGCCCTCTGGCATATCGTTTTATATCGCCTATGGTATAAACATCATCGTGGAACTCCATGTAGTCTTTCAGTTCCGATAGTGACTTGTTTGCACTCTCAAATATCTGCGGTTCATCACCAATAAACGATTGCGCCCTTGTGATACGATTTAAGACTATCCCTGACTCCCTTGAAATGATCCTCTGATACAGTTGTTTGTTTGTCATCTCAAGGGAGAAGAAGGACGTTTTCACTTTCCGCTTTGCAAGATTCAGCATTATCTCTAGCGTAAAAGCTGTCTTGCCGACTCCGGGTCTTGCTGCAATGATGCACACATCACCTCTGAATAATCCGTTAAGCGCGTTGTCAAGCTCCATGAACCCCGTATCGAACCCTATATCAGTTTTAGGTGTGAACATCTCATGAGCATATTCCTTGATGATTGAGTCTATGGTGTAGGTCTTTTTGTTATCATCCAAGGATTCAAACACGTTTATGATCTCTTCCATGGACTTCCCGGAGTTGTATGCCCTATCTATGACCCTCTTCTTGTACTCTGAGTGGATGATATCTGCATACTTTGTTATCTCCACTGACGTACTGACCGAACCGATGCAATCATTCAGAACTTGATTTACCACATCCTCAGGGTAATAGTCTGAACGTATATTGCTTTTGATTAAGATCGGGTCAAGCTGTCCGTCACTCACCAAAAACTGAAAATATATCTGCCCAAGTAAATCATCCGTGAACTCTTCGGGTAGTAGTGAGATATCCTCTTTCTCACTTGCATCTATCAGCAAGCAGCCTATAAGTGCTTTTTCTGCTTCGTAACTCATGCAAACGCCTCTTTCATGAACTCATAGAGTGGTTTTTCTCCCGGATTCTTTGTTATCACCATTGCCATGTAACGTGCCGTTACTATCGGATCGTTTGTCTCGTAGCACTTTTGGAAGAAAAACTCTCTCGTCTTTTCATCCCCTCTGCCGGGATAGTTATTGCTTGCGTTCGTGTAAAAGGCATCTATCACCGACTCGTCATGTTTCCTTTTCTCCTGCAACTTGCGGAGATGCGAATAGATATTTGCCACGCAAGGCAGAAACTCCACCGTCTTAATATGCTCGTCAAAGGCATATTCAACATCCTTAAAATCAAATTCCTTGAACTCGTCATACCAGATATCAAAAGACTTCTTGTCCGTAAGAAACTGTCTACCGGGATACGCCCTATCGACTTTCTCAACGATCAACTTAAACTCATCTCTCAACATCACCAATTACTCCTATCTACTGTTTGTGGCTTACTCTCTTTAAGCATCTTCTCTTTACGCTTGCGCTCCCAGGTTCGTATTGAAGCCTGCCAATCCTTCATCTTGTCCTTGCCAACATACCAACCTTTTGAGGTATAAAAGTCGATAAACTCACCCGGGTCTATGCCATTGTTACGTGACTCACAGTACAAAGTTACCATCTCCAAAGTCGGAGGAATGACGTTTCTATCAGGCTTCTGACGATTCGTGGACGATTCGTTAACGATTCGTTCATTGTCATTGTCATTGTCATTTATATATATATTTAAACTTTGTAAATATTCTTTTACTGTACTGTTATCTATTTTCTTGTTAGATAAGTTACTGTAAATAAACTCAAGAAGTGACTTATCTATCACACTCTTTTGCTCTTTGATTAAGCAATCCAACACCGGCTTACCGCCCTTGACGATCGAATACATGAGATAGTTCTTTATGGCTACCTCATCAGTTGTCTTTGAAAACTTGATAAGGTCATATTCATTCTCAAATCTGTCAAGCAACACCCTGACCGTTTCCACGGAATACCCGAGGTCAAAAGCAGCTTTCTTTATCGGCAGATAGTAAATGCCAAGTTGCGTTGTGTACTCGTTTGTCAGAAGAAAAAGCCAAAAATACTTATCCTCTGGGCTAAAGTCCATCACCTTGTCATCACTCCAAAATCCGGTATCAACCACTCTTTTTATTCTCTTCATGTCAAACCTCGGTTTCTATGGTCACAAATTTATTTTGTTCACACATCTTTTTGACAACCTCTAGTGCTTCGTCCATATCTGAAAACTTCAGATGAACGCCACACCCGTACTCATTATTGAAAGTTTCAACATCTTCATATACGCTTACTGTTATCATGCTTTCCTCCTCTCACCATCATCAGGTTTTTCTACTGTGACATTCTGTGTGACATTTTTTGCATAAAGTTAAGCCATTATCTAAAGCCAATCTCAAGTCTGGGTATTTTGCATAAGGCTTAATATGGTGTGCGTTAAGTTCGCCACCCCTCTGACCGCAATTCTGGCAAGTATAATCATCACGCTCAAATACCGATATGCGCCATTCTTCATAGGCTTTGCAGTTACGTTTGCGAGATGTATACTCCCACGGAAATTTATGTGTGGTGACGTATATAGATCCATCCCTTGCGGCTGCTCGAACATTCTCTAAATCCATAAAATAAAGGTATTTCTTAATATATTTACCCTCGGATATTGCGCCATGGATGAAAGCACAATCACCGCAGACATACAGATCGTCTATCACTTCATAAGGCGAACCGTCCGGTATTGTTTGGCCACATCCACTACACTTCATGTTTTCCATCCCTCACTTTCCTATACTCCAACTCTGTCTCAGCTATGCCATCCCCTACCGGCACATACACCGCCTTGCAATCAATACAGATAAGCGTCATATCGTATCTAGCTTTTAATCTTCCTGCACACTCAGGACACTGTGAATTATTTTTTAAATTCATTCAGAAACTCCTCGATCTCCATCTGTCCGGGGAGAGGTTTTTCAACCTCTAAATCCCGGCAATACTTTTCGTAATCCGCTAAAATCTCTTTCTTTCCGAGCATCCCTCTGGAATCATATATGATATAATTTGAGGTAAGGAAAGCTAAAAACTTCTTGATTTCACTCATGTTTTAATAATGTTATAGTAATATTATAATCGTATTTTTAAATTACCATGTTCATTAGTCCATTCGATAGCTTCTCGGTACGTCACACCATTGTTTTTGACCTTATTCAAAAGACCATACATACCCGGATGAGTCTCTTTCAAAAGTTCAAAACGTGATGGATATTTTTCAAGATGACACCCAAAGCCGCATAACATACATCCTGTTCTGTTGCACCCCGTTGTCTTATAGATTTTCTTGTAATCACAGAATGAAAGCTGGCCCTCTGTCAAACCCTCTTTTGCATAGTCCTCAACCACTTCCCCATATACAGAGCATATAGGCAAATCGTATGTGACTATGTATTCAAGCACGTCATTCTCTGTCCAAAAACTCATAGGATTACTAATAGGCTGTTTAAGGTTAAATCCGTTGCAACCATTGTTTATCCATTTCTGTAGCCTTAATCTACTCTCTGCCGCCATTTGTGCGGTCATAGGCTGTCTGCCGGTCTCTTTGGAATATCTATGAGCAGGTTCTTTCTTCATGACGTTGCAGCACTTATTTGAAATTTCAAAAGGTGCATCTAAAAAGAATTTGTACTTTTCTTGTGAGAATATGCTTCTATCCTGGCTAGGGATATTCGCCTTTATCGGCTGATCCTTGTCGTTCGTTAGCATCCCTAGCATTATCGCCAAACGCCGATTGTTGCCACCTTCTTTGTGCTTCATTCTGTGGTTTAGAATACTCGCCAATGCCTCGTAATTTACGATACTTGTTATCTCCCCCCCATTTGTCATTTCTCGGAGTGCCAACTTGTCTGCCCGGCACAGTTCCGAGGACTCGCATTGTCTCGTATTGATATAAGTGGTGTTTTCCGCTCCGAAGCGATTCAAGATGGTATCTTCTGATAATGTCACTTCGGAGCATGAGATTTTTTTCTTGTATTTCCCCGTTCCCGTAACTCTCTCGAACCAATAACGGTATGGTCTGTCTGTCTGTCTGTCTGTCTGTCTGTCTGTCAAGGGCATTTCATTCTCAAGTATGCTTGTCAAGTATTTTCTTGCGCCCCATACGCACTCCGAAACCTCTTTGCTTATGAGTGGAAATCCGTATTTCTCGCAAACTTCCAGAAAACTAATTTTAGGTCTTATGATCGTCACGTTATCCCAGGTCTTTGCAAAATTCCTTAACTCCGGGTACTGCGTAGGAACGTCTACAAACATTGCCGGGATATTGGGATAATCTTGCCTGACTATATCGAGCAGCACCGTACTATCTTTGCCACCGCTAAAGGAAACATACACCCCGTCCTCTCCGTAGTGTTCTACCCACTCTCTGATCCTCTGACGTGTCATTAGAATCTTTCGGTGTAAAGGCTGCGCTTGCAGACGTTTCAGCTCCTCAATCGTCTGTTTCATGGCAAGCCTCCATAGGACACCATTTAGGTCTGAAACTGTCAAAGTACAAGCTATCAGGGCATATACGTTTGTCTATCCCCTCAGGCGTTCCACACTTCGCCCCCCCCGAACTGATGTTTAAGCATGGACAATGCGCGCAGTTTGTAGGCATTTCCATATTTTTAATCTTTACCATTCAAAAACCTCCACTTATCGTAAACTAATGAACTCTCATTCCACTCAGGGTAGTGACTCATTAAATATTCCCGGAACATCTCTTTCATCTCTTCGTGATACAAGCCGTTGTCTAGCATCTGATGATGGTAAACGCAGCCTAAAGCGCCATTCTCAGGTATTCCAAGGCCTTTTTGGGAACGAGGTACGAAATGCATGATCTGTAACGCTCCACCTGCTTCATAAGATGGTCTGTAACCCATCTGACAGAAGATACAGCCACCATCCCGGATATGTATCTCTTTGCGCACCTTTGGTGAGAACTCGCAGGCTTTACTTAATGTGCTCATTACCAATCCTCAAGGCCGTTATCAGACTTCATATCATCTGCATAGTCCATGAGCATTTCCACAACCTCTGCCGTGGTCATATCGTTACGTTCTGCAATCTTTTCAATGGACTCTGCGTCCGTGTCGTAAACCGAAATGCTTTTCACTGTTAGACCTCCTTATATACGTTTTCCTTGCCCTCAAAAAGCTGCCCGAAGATAGCTACAAGGACATTGACAACAATACTGTTTCCGAACTGCTTATAGCACTGACTATTGGAGTTTACGGACAACATCTTCGTGATATCCTCATCCGATACGTCCATAAGCCTGCCACATTCTCTGGGAGACAACTTAAAGATTCCATAGTCATTCCCGTCTTTGGCATGGTACAAATAATCCTCAACTGTCGTTTCTTCCATACTTTCCACCTTTCCGATATACAAACAATCCTTTAAAACTGTTGTGATTGTGTTGCATAATCCATCATCCCGTGGTTCTAACCTCTGAATATTTTTCCTTTTCTCACTTATCAAGTGATTCTCGTAGTCTTTTCTTATCTGCTTGCCATATTCAGTACGTTTAGGTGTCAAACACTGACCTTCCCTACCTCTCATGGCACAAAATTTAACTACCTCTTTTTCCATACCTTAATTACCTTTGGTTGTATGCCACCCCCCACAAGTGGGGATTGTCGGGCAGCAGTATCTCTTGTCGTAAATCCTATTAGCACTTTCAAAAGTGTGATCTGTCGTGTTGTCCATCTGTCCTACAACCTTTTGCTTTTTTTCGTATAACATTTATCCTCGCGTTTCCTGCTTTGATACACGGGGCGCACCCCCCCCTAAAATAAACACGGTTATCTAGTTCATAACCCTCATTGTCTATTACACCTAGCTTTGTAATTCTCTTTTCCATTTTCTCAATACCAACGGTTTATCCTTGTCTATGTGTGCCGGGAGTGTGTAAATGATACCCCCCCCCTAGATAATACGCGGTCAGGGTCTCTATCTCGCCTTTCCGACACACCCAAACCGCCTAACACTATGATTTTCTTTTCCATTGCCTTACCACCATAGGTGTATTTCCATGACAACATCCCGAATACACCGCTTTGCTGATACCTTTACCAGATATAACCTTGCATCTGTCATTGTTCTGATACTCCGTATTTCCTATTCTTCCGAGGATAATGATCTTCTTTTCCATCTTCTTATAGTTTTTAATAAATGTGGCGTACTACCATGAGTTCCTGCCGGAATACATCTGCACACCCCCCCGATTTCTGAATCAAATCTTGTTGATGTTTTTGCTTCCGATTGTATTCTTTGAGCCTATCTTCCATTTCTTCACTACCAAAGGATGATCCTTATCAATGTGTGCTTTGAGGGCATATATCGTACCCCCCACTCAGGACACGCATATTGTCTCTGTTCTGCCGTGGAGTGTTACCTATAGCGCCTAACACGATTATGTCTTTCATACCTCTTAATTACCTTTTGTGGGTCTTTGTATTCTGTTCCCGTTATAGCAGTAGAGATTCCATATCTAGCCATAACACGCCCTCTTTCGCCCCCCCTCTCCAAGTCGCAGAGGGTTATGATTTTCTTTTCCATTTCCGAAGAACCTTAATCTGTTGCGTACCGCCACCGGTTATAGTTGTGATTGCCGGACACTCTCCCATAGAAGAATAAACTGTGTTGCTCTGATGTTGTCCGGTTCCGCTATTGAAATACCCAAGTTGAATTACTTTTCCCATTTGATTATTTTGCATACTCCGCATTGTGTTGTTATAGTAGGTGAAACCACCCCCCCCTTGCTGCACACGCCCTCTGCGGAACTTGCTAGTGGGGTATGACAAATCACATACACCAGGTACGCACATCTCTATGAACCCTTTTTCTGTCGATTGTCTGATACCGATCCTTGCCATTTCTTTACTACTATCTGTGGATATTTATGTGAACTTGCTAATACTGCCGGAGAATTACCCCCCACTTACAACCATTCCCCATTAATGGGTAGAGATGGTTCCTAAAACTATAACTTTGTTAACTGAGCTTATTTTCATCATCCAGCTCCACAAGTAAGTTTCTGGCCTTTTCCGACTTCACTACAAGTTGCAACGCCTGCTCATCCGTTAAGTCCTCAAAGTAATCTTCCATGCACTTTTTAAGAGGTATCGGGTTAGGGAAGTTATAGTTATATTTACCTAAAATAGATAAGGCAAAGCACCTGTCTCTGTTCTGTGCCACTCCGTAATCACTTGCGTTCAAGTCCTTAACGTATGTCGTGTATCCCAGGCTTAAAAGGAAATCCAACCACCTGCGGAAGTGTTTGATATTATCTTGTGAGTGAATGGCCGTGACATTCTCCATGAGAAGTATCTGTGGAAGTGAATCCGTCTCTTTCAGTTCATTCAAAAGCCTTTCAACTTCCCAAAGCAGAGCGGATCGTGTTCCGCTACCCTTTTCCATGCCTTGCATACGCCCAGCCACTGACAAATCGGTGCAAGGAAAGCTGTACGTTAAAATGTACTCGTACTTATCCTTATCAACGATTCCTAAATCATCTCCGCTTATTTGAGTAACGTCTAATGCAGGAAAATCTGTACCGTGAACCGCGTTATAGCTTGCGATAGCGTACTTATCGAACTCAACCGCTCTATAGTGTTCAAAATCAACGCCTAACCGTTCTAAAGCCATGGATTGTGATCCGTACCCGGCAAAAAGTTCCACCATCCTAACGGGCTTTTTGATTTTGTATGTCTCATACATAAGCTGAAACATTGTAATCTGTTCATCCATTCCTACACTCCCACTCTCTGAAAATCTCCATAAAGTCATCAAACCTCAACGTCACAAGCAAATCCTTATTGTTCTGCTTATGGAAAACTATGGGGAGATTTCCTTTTCCCTCTGCCTCAGCATCCCTTACCGCCTGTGCCATCCAATCATAAAGGTGCATTTTCTCGACAAATTTCACTTCCGCATGGACTCCTGGAATACCCTCGATATCCCCGGCTTGACCCGTATTTCCTCGGAACTGAGCGGTTCGGTGAACGTCATAGCCGTAATCCTTAAAGGCATTAGCAACGAATCTCTCTCCCCTTTTACCCTTTTCTCTGCTCATTCTTCCCATTGGAAAACTCACTTTCTTCTACATGGCTAACTTCCACAACAAACAGAGATTTCAGATAATTCTCGATCTCCTTTTCCAACCCAGGGATATCAATCGAGGTATCTCCCTTTGTGTCTATAACGACCTTGAAAGTCTCAAGTGTTTCCATTTGCTTCTCCTATGTTGCTAAATTAGCGAAATAATCTTCGATAGTTAACTGATTGCGGTCATTGTCAAGTGCCTGCATATTTGATACCGCCTGATTGAAATACTCCGGTTTCAGTTCTATACCGATACCAAACCTATCCATCTTTACAGCCTGATACACTTCCGAACCGATACCCATAAATGGAGTGAATACCTTATCTCCCTCATTGGAATAGAGCTTTACGATCCTTTCTATCACGTCAAGCTGCAATGGGCATATATGCCGTTCACTCTCCTCATCTGAAAACATTCTGTTAAGGGTATTGCTCTGATTGATATTCCACCAAACAGGGCTTGCATACTCTCTCCAAACGGGGCTTGCATAGTCCTGCCACAAGTCAACCGGGAATGTCTCATTAGTGTGAGATACAGGTTCGGCATTGTCTCCATCCTTGCGCATAAATATCACATAATCAGGTAATCCCATTCTTGTACGGGAACTGTCCTTTTTAAGCTGCTTATGGAGTAAACCTAAAGCCTTTGTGCGTTGCATCTCTACGACCGGGTCCTTCCATACAGTGACCTCTCCGTGATAGATAAATCCGACTTTCTGAAAGAGTCTTATCAAATCCCCTCTGAAATCCTTTATGCCGATATATCCATCACGTTCTTTCATAGCCGGTATCTGCATACAGTGAACCGCCATAATACGTCCGGGCATTAGGATTCTGAACAATTCCTTTGCAATAAACTCAAAGTGCGTAAAGAACTCCTCGTCATTCCTACTATTCCCCAGGTCTCTATCGCTGTTTGAATATGTATACAATGAGGAGAACGGTGGACTATAAATTTCAAGTCCTACGGAGTTATCAGGAATCCCACCGATAATCTCCGTGGTATCTCCGTTATAGAGCGCATACCGCTCTGTAATGTGTTGGTTTAAAACGTCCATCTATGCTCCTTTCATAAATGATGGTGTAAGCATTTTCATAGTTGGCTTATAACTTGTCGTGATCCTTGTAGTATGCTGAATCTCTGACAACGTGACTTCTTTCATGAGTGCGGTCATCTGTTTCTGCATCTCATCCATCTGGGATTGTTTCTTCTTGATATTCTCAAGGATACTGACCTCTTTTTCTGACAAGATGATGTAAACGTCCACCGGCTTTTCTTGCCCAAACCGCCAACATCTTCTCACCGCTTGATAAAACCTCTCATAGCTGTCTGATAATCCACAGAATATCTCATTGTGGCAACTCTGATAGTTGCTGCCGAACCCAAAGATTGAAGCCTTGCTTACAAGGCATCTGATATCTCCATTGGCAAAGCCTATGCTTGCATCTGCCTTGAACTCCGGCGTATCAAATCCTTTTACTTCCACAGAGCCATCTATCTTCTTGTGGAGCATTGCGGATTCATCATTGTAGTCAACCCATAAAAGCCACTGTGAATCATCACTGTTTACAAGTTCTACCGCCTTATCCGTCCTATCTTCCATGGACTCTTTACGAGCTTCCCTACGTTCCTGCAAGGTCTCTGCAACCTTGACAAACATCTCATAGTCATTGACTTCTGACTTTGTGAGTATGGTGTGCATACGCAGTTCGGGAAGTTCATAGCCATCTTCCTCATACCCCAGGTCTTTAGGCGAGTTGAAGTATATCGCCCATGTAGCGAACCATTCCCAGAACTTTGTCACGCCTGCCTTTTTAAGTCTCCATTCAGACGTTTTACCACCATCATGGATAAAGTAGGTAGCAAGCATCTCTGTACGTGACATAATCCCTAAAAACTCACTTGACGTGCCTATCTCCGTGTAATCGTTCGGAGCGATTGTGGCTGTACAAAGCAGTTTATATGGTGTCCTTGCAAACCTCTGTGTGAAGTCGCTAGTTGTCTTTGATGTAAAGGACTTCAAGATACTGCTTTCATCCAATATCACCGCCACGAAGTCATCTGCATTGAAGTGTTCTACCATCTCATAGTTGGTAATGTTGATACCAAGTCTAACATCATCCTGCGTCCTACAAACTGTTATTTCCTCAAGGTCAAACTTCTTTGCTTCATTTGCGGTCTGTCTCACAATAGAAAGCGGAGAAACAATAAGCACATTCCTATTTGTTTTCCTATGAACACATACCGCCCACATAAGAAGCATGAAACTCTTACCGGTTCCGCAGCCGGTCAATATAGCCGCCTTGCCTTTCTTTAATGCCCATCTGACGATATCCCTCTGAAAAGGGAATAACTTATTAGACAACCACTCCTCAGGAACATCAAAGCCTGCTTCAATGGTTTTCAGTTCCTTTTGCTTTAAAAATTCCTTATAAGTCATTTGTTTTCCTTTGCTTCCAATGCCTTTAACATCTGTTCAATTTCATCCGGTGGCAGAGTCTCAATACCCAACTCTTTAGCCTCTTGCACAGTACCCTCAATCAGCCTGCTCATTTCCTTGGAATTGTAGGTATGCGATCCTCTCATGACCGCAAGTTTTACCCTGTCTCCCTCAAATCCGACTTTGGTAAAATGGATATCATCCCTTACAAGCATAGCTTCTACAAGTTCAGCTTTTACAAGGTATGTAGGGATAACACCATCTATGTACTCATACTGCCCATAGTCTCTGATTAAGCGATTTTTAACGGACACGTTATCTGTATGAAGTGCATCTGCTATGAGTGAAACCAATTTATGAAAGTAAGCATTAGCAGATAAACTTCTTTTCTTCCTATATTCACCAAACTCGATTTTAAGTTCAGTTTCTTTAAGTCCGTAAATGTGCTGCAATGAATCAGCATCCACCCTACCGATATGGAAGATAATGTTTCCGCTATACGGCTCATAAGCCACCAGATTACCCTTGAACTCCATTACTGACCTTTCTTCGCCAACACTTCTTCTTTGCTTGCTATTGCCTCAAACCTCTCAAGCGCCCTTACCAACTGTTCATCCGACATCTCATCAAGAGTCTTGCAGTTGAACATTGCAAAGATAGGGCCGGGCTTGTATCCGGTACGCTTGATCTCCTGCATGAACTTCTCACGCTTTTCTGCTACGGGTGCGCCGCCTGCTATCTCCGGCAACTTATAAGGATCGTTAGCGCTTGCCCTCATCTGCTCATTCTTGACCTCATCGTCCGCCTTTGCATTGCTCTTTGTAGTGGTCTTTTTAGTCTTGTTGTTATCGACCTTTGCAGCCATCTCAGGAGACTCCGATTCACTATCAATCATTTCCTCTGTAGGGATGCAGAACGTCTGAAAACAAGCGTATTTGAAAGCGGCAGACATAGCCTTGTTTGTGGACTTATCCGACCTATCCATAGCCTCACCGACCACAACAACATCAACGAAACTTCCATCATCCGCATAGAATGTGTATTTAACCGTGAGGACGGTATACATCATGAGCTGACTCTTACCCTGTCTTTCTTCCCTTGTCGTTTCAAGGACAGTAGGAACTACAAATATCCCATTCTTAATCATTGCCGGGTTAAGAGCGTTCATAACGGCATCTATGCCACGATACTTGTAATGATCGAAGTCATTAGAATCACCTTTGCCAACCACTCCGATATCTTTCATGGTGTTGACAATAGCTTTATAAATCTTTCCCTCTGCCATTCTTATCTCCTTTCATACTTAATTCCTGCGAAGTCAAGCATCTGCGCTACATCTTCTGCTTCTTCCGAAGAAACCACGAAAGATACAGTGTTTTTGCAGACCACAACCTCTACCCCCGGAGGAACCACAGTAACAGCACTTTTAGCTTTCAAGTAATCACTATTACGTTGAATAGCCGCCGTGATCGTGCCTGCCTGCTTATATGCCTTAACGCATTCATCCTCAATCTCTGATCCCAAAGCATGGATAGCGTTAATGTCATTCTGGACTCTGATAATCTCCGCTTGTACGGCATCTACAATATCCTTGTCCTTTGCCGTAGCATTGAGCCACTTCTCATTGAAGATACGTTCAAAAGGAATATACTCAGCCCATTCACCGACTTCTTTCTCGTAAACCTTGCGACATTCATCTTTCCTGGCTGCCTTGCGCTCTGCCTCAAACCCCTTAACAGCTCCATCAATGCTCTGTATAGGCTCATCAATAATGGCAAAACACTCTTTGACCTTGTTCTCAAACTGTATGTACGGTTCCATAAAGGCTTTCTTGACCGCCTTTTTCTTGTCATCAAGCTCTGTTCTGACCTTTCTCAATGTAGCCAAATCAGCCTTTGATTCCTTGAGGTTATCCTCTGTAACCACAAGATTCTTATAAGGTGCTACACCCTCTGTAAGCGACTCTTTCAATGAGTCAAGATTGAAGTCTATCTCCCCGATTTTGGGAGAAACGACAATATCAAAGTTCTCCATCTTCATCCCTTTCGTAAAAAATGTTTTTCTGATACTTCCAAGCAAAAGCCAACTCTGCCCTTGCCCCAGGTGAATCTCCCCACCCTCTCATCATGTAGATGGTGTCTGCCTGCTCAAGCATGGTAAATGACATTCTCATGTACTGTTCCCACGTTGTAGACTCTGGCATACAAGCATTGACCTTTGCAGGATTGATTACCTCATAGCCCATCCCTCTGAATCTCTTTTCACAAGACTCAAAGCGATCCATATAATCAGCAGTTCCGGTTATCGGGCCACTGATGTATATCTTGTTTATCTCTCTCATTGTTTTCCCTCATTTTTCGATTTAAAAACATCTGGAATATCTCTCCCGTTTCATGGCTGACCTTTTTGGGTCTCTCGGGGAGCTTATTTGAAAGTTCGGGAATATTGCCGATAATCATTGTCAACCTCCCAAATTTTTGATAGAATAGTCAGGTAATCTTCCTAGGTTACATAACTCACTTGAAGTCGTTGCTTCCCTCAACGGCTTCTTTTTATTTTCCGCTGTAGTAGTGGTGTCCTATGTGTGCGATAGGAGTTGTGCCTGCGTGGTAATGCCCGGTTCTCCAATAGAGAATTTCCGGATATGTTCTGTGCTGAATTTCTTCTGCACATATCTGAATGACTCTCTCTGTAGGAACGTAACTCCATAATCTTCCACTATCTACCGGTTCAAACTGACCTTTCTGATAGATAACCTCTGCTATAGTGTTTGGAAATAACGGAGAATCCATTCTGTTAAGGACTCCATCAGCCATTGCCCTTAACCCGTCATCCGGCTCTGTATAACCACCCTCACACATGACTATCTGATAAAGCAGTTCAAACTGATCGTCAGCTTCGTCCTCTTCGGGAGTATCGCTTGAAACAATCCCTTTAGCGGATAACTTCATAAGAAGTATGTCTGCATCCACTTTGCTCTTTGGAACCCCTACAACGTCTGTCTCATGCGGTTCTACATAGACAGGTTCTTCATCCGTGGGTGTTCCCCTTATCAGAGGTTCTTCTTCTACAAGCAACTCTCTCTGTTCCTGCTCTGTGTACTCATGACCACTTGCAAGGTATGAAAATCCGAAAAGCATAAGCATAACTACTACAATCCCGATAAATACCCTTGCTGCAATCTGAATACGTCTACGATGTTTCCAATATTCCCTCATTCTTTCACCAACCTATACTCTGCTACCCATGCCGTACCGCCATGAGCCGTTGCTACTGCCACCTTGTTTGTCACGATATTGTGACCACTATCTCTCAGGTCTTTAATCCTTGCCGATAGTCGATAGATACCTAACTCTTGCAGAGCCTCTAACGGCTTTATCCCGGCATCATGAGTCTTTAAATACTCAAGTAGTCTTGTTTTCTGCGACATTTCCAACCCCCTCTACAAACTGTGCTACCGGACCCTTTTCATCTATTCCGGGTATGAACTGAACCACATCCCCATCTTTCCATCTTTTAAGCGGATCAAAGACGAAATACTGAACTCCGTTAGCTTCTATAAAGCAGCACCGTTTCTTCTTGAACTTCCTCTTTATGATTCCGACCATGTTCCCCTCACTATCTGAATAATTTCATAATCCGTAAGTTTTAATAGCCTTAACTCCCGGATTGTTAATCCCTCTGGATTGCGAACCCTTTTTAGCCCTGTCTTGTAAGTACAGAGAAGTTTGTCTGCCACTATCTGACCAAAACATTTCTCAACCGAGCCTATGCGGATCAAAGCTGCCTTAAAAGCCTTGATAGTGTTCTCGTCTCTTATCTGTTCTTTTGTCTTTGGCATTAGCTATCTCCTTTCGCCTGATTCATTGTAAATGAATCGCTGCCCACAATAATAGAACCCATAGGCACCGTTGAGACCTCACTAATCTTGCGCAACTGTGATAATGTAGGTTCTCCCTTGCCTTTTTCCCAGTTGTAAATCGTATTCAAGTGGACACCTATCGCATCAGCAAACTCACGCTGATTCATGCCCGTATTTACTCTGCACGCTTTGATTGTAATACGCATATCTTCCATCTACTTATCACCTCCTATACTAGATGTTGTGTGATTCATTCTGAATGATTCATCATGTGCTATATCCTAACTCATTACGAATGAATTGTCAAGCGGTTTTTCATAATTTTCTATGAATTTATTTGAAATATATAATGAATTATCGTATAATAGGCTTGCAAAGGAGGTTTTCACTATGACAGAAATGGAACAGAAGCGGATTTTATCTAAAAATCTACAAGACCTAATAGCAAAAAGTGGGAAAGAACAGAAGCAAGTTGCTTTTGACCTGGGTGAGAAACCAAATACTTTTAATCAATGGGTAAAAGGTCGAGCCATTCCGTCCGTATCAGCACTACATAAAGTTGCTACATATTTCAACGTAAGTTTCGATATGCTAGTCAATGAGTATGTAAATTCTGATATTTATTACACAAATCCTGACGCTGCAAGGATAGCTCAAAAGTTATATGAAGATAGAAATTATCGAATTTTGTTTGATGCTGCGCAGGATGCAAAGCCTGAGGATATTCTAATGGCAGCCGATATTTTGAAACGATTTAAGGAAACTAACCCAAATGGATAATGTCTTTGTTTATTTAATAGATATGCCCATAGCAACAAAGGAAATGATAACACCGTGTGCTGACGGATATACTGTGTATATCAATGCCCGGCTGTCCAAAGCGCAACAACAATCAGCGTATCTTCATGCCATGAGACATATCAAAAACAAAGACTTTGAAGATTATGACGTACAAAAAGTGGAACTAAGGGCGCACCAGGAAAGGAGTTGATTATGAAAAACATTTTTGCAGTAACCACCGGAATGTTGCTTGTAATTTGTATTATCCTCGGAGTTTTCCTTTATAACAGTAAGGCTTCTGAAAGCAAGCTGCAAAGCCAAGTTACAGAAGTTGAGAAACAGTTAGAAGAAGAAAAGGAACTTATAACAAAAGATAATGAACTTGAAAAGCAAAAAATGACAATATCGGCTAATAAAGCCAGAGCAGAAGCTGAAAGAAAATGGCTCAAAGTTGCATTGTCAGTTACGGGTTATATGTTAGGGGAGACAACGGACGGGCTTATGATGTCCATTGACCAAAAGTATGACGAGTACATGAAAGCCATGGATGATGCATTAAACGATCCTAACATGATAACTATTGATATCGCGGATAATTGGAAAAAGGAATGGGATAGTCTTGTTGAGACAACATATGATTCCTTTGTGGATTCATTCAATGGTGCTTTATGAAAGGATAGGCTATGGCAAGTATAGACAAATTACCAACAGGTAAGTATAGAATCCGGGTTTATGACAAGTATACAAAGTCCGTAAAATCTTTCACTGCGGATACCAAAAATGAAGCGAAACGATTAGCTGCGGAATATATAACCACAAGGAAAGCTAAATCTAAACTTACTGTTGGGGATTGCGTAGAAAGATACATATCCGGGCGAGAAAACGTAGTGAGTCCGTCAACCATAAAAGGGTACAGAAAAATCCAACGGAATCAGCTTGACGGACTAAAATATTACTCTGCTGACGATCTCACCTCTGAAATCGTCCAAAACGAAGTCTCTAAATGGTCTATGAACTTATCCCCTAAATCAGTACGCAACGCCTATGGGCTTCTTATAGCCGCCTTAAAGACGTTTTTACCCGATAAGCGTATAAATGTTACCCTACCCCAAAAAAGACCCGTAGAATACGCCATACCGGACGATAAAGAGGTAAAGGAACTAATAAGCCTTGCTACGGGTGATTTACGTAAAGCTATCCTGCTTGCTTCGATAGGCACTATGAGACGTGGTGAGATATGTGCGTTAGATTATAACGATATTGAGGGGAATGTCATTCACGTACACCGAGATATGGTTGAGAGCGAAAAGAAATCCTGGATTATCAAAGACATTCCCAAAACCGCCGCATCGGATCGTTACATAGAGTTCCCGGAAGCGGTCATTAAGGAAATAACTGCCGGTATTACAGACGGACGATTGATTAAAGTTACTCCCAACACCATTACCCAAGGTTTTATCCGTCTGCGTAACAAAGTCGGTATAGAGTGCCGTTTCCATGACCTACGGCACTATGCAGCTTCTATCATGCACGCTATCGGCGTACCTGACCAATATATCATGCAACGTGGCGGATGGAGTTCTGACAGTACATTGAAGCGTGTTTATCGGAATACATTACGTGATAAGCAAAAAGAATTTACAGATAAGACGAATGATTACCTAGGGAAGTTTTTAGATTCAGACAACAATTAAATAGTTCGTGGCAAGTCCATGACAAGTTCATGACAAGTTTTTCGATTCAAATAAGCGGATTTTTGCCGCATTTTTTTGTCAAATTCCATGACAAGTTTTATGACAAGTTTTTTCTGAAAAAGGGGTTAAAATAGGGTATTTTTCTACATTTTTAGGAAAATATGTTCTCTAGGCAAAACCCCGGAAAACCGCATAAATAAAGGACTTGCCGTACTTTCGGCAAGTCCTTAAAAATGAGACACGGGGGAATCGAACCCCACTAAAATGATGCAAAAACGCCGTAAATACGCTATTCGCATTTTGGTTGTGACAAGTTTGTGGCAAGTTTTTAACGAATTGGCAAAAGTTTTTATACTTGTCTGTATAAATCCTTTCTAGCAGCACCACACCAATACTCATCCCCAGACTCATCCTTTATAGTCACAATTCCATCTCTAAATCTGTATCCGTCTACAATCTTGCCCCTTATCCATGTACCTTCTACATTCATCTCACATAGATCGCCTACATTTTCCGGGAAGGGATGTTTTGTCTCTCCCAGGTGTTCACGCAGCAAATCTTTTCTTTTTGTATTAGTATTACTCAACTCATAAGCTGACCAACTACCATCTTTGTAATAATCATCTCCATAGGTTTCAAAGATATTGTCCATGAACTCTTTGCTTATATCCTCTTTACTCGACAATCCTTTTTCAAGCAAGATTATCAGTTCGTTTTTAGGTATTACTTTCATTATTCATCTCCCTCAACGTATCATGCAGTTCCCTTATCTCACGTACCAAACTTGTAAGCGTAATATTGATTGCAAACAGAACCAATACGATCCCTAAAGTGCTAAAGCTATTCATCTTCCCCTCGTTCAAATTCATCACAATCCTCTGGATCGCAATCTATCTTGCAGCCACAGACGAACCACTCTCTTGATACTGAATTACAGTAGGCGTAATATTCTTCGTAGTCCCACTCGGCGTATTTACAATCTTGGCATCGTTCATTCATTCCGTATACTCCTTTGCTAATTCAGCAACTTTCTCAAAAGCACTTAACAAGTCCTTATCAATAAGTACGGGCATCCTTAAATGATTAGGGTTCTCATCAAAATACTGATTTACAAATTTTATAAATCTATCTACCTCGGCTACTGCATCTTTATCTGTCATTCCTTATCCCTCACTTTCCTGTGGCTCAACCATCTTTGCTCCGCATCCATGACAGAACTTATAAACGCATATATCGCTTGTCATTACGTTCTGACCACACTCTGAACACTCGTATATACCCTGTGGACTAATTTGTGTCCAATGCCCTGTCTTTGGCTGTGGTGTGACAGGTGGCAATAAACTTAACTTTGTTTGATACTCCAAAACCCCTTCATTGTGTGACATGACCATATCCGATAAGTGGTCATCATCTGGCAAATCATCTTTTAATTCATTAGCTAAATCAATCGCCGCCTGTCTGCTTATAACATCCTCGCAAAGTTCTGACTTTAATATATCCCTTCCTTTGCTCAACGCTTCATCATAGTCGCTATCATGGTTATCAGATACCATCTCGATAAGGTTATCTAAAAGGTCAGCCGCTTCTAAATTTTTCATTTTGTACCCTCCAACTTCTTAATCTTGTCCTCCAAATCCAAGATCATCTTTACCATGAAGATAACAAACTCCGGTGTAGGGTTCTGACCTCTCTCCCACCGTTGTAGTGTTCTCACCGAAATATGAAATTTTCTTGCGAACTGACTCTGCGACAGCCCTGTTTTTTTGCGTAATTCTGATATTTTCATACTTTATATTATACTCACCGTGAGTATAGTTGTCAATATTAAAAAGGCACTTACATATCGCAAGCGCCTAATAATTCGTGGCAAGTTATTTCTGAGATTTTACTATTCCCATCTCTTATTCCATAAATCTATGACTCTCTTTGTAGCGTTTCCTGTCGGCTTACCATGCGGCCCTATTGAATCTGCTAATGTTTTTGTACGCGCCCCACAGTTAGCGCAGTAAACGCACACTCCATCATTAACAAAGAGGAACGCCTCTCCACCACAAAAAGGACACCTTTTTAATTCATCCATAAAATACCTCATGCTCATTTAATATGCTTACATTATAATCCATCTTAATAGTTTTGTCGTGGTTATTGTAAAATAATACAGCAAAGCGCCTACCCGAAGGTAAGCGCTTAATAAGGGAGTGAAATGCTTACATATGACCCATTCGTGAACGCATATCGTGAAGTTCACGGCGAAGCTCATTGACTTCGTTATCGTTATCACGGCTGTAGCGTCCGTTCCACTCAGGACGATACATATCGCGGTATGTATGCAATTTTTATGCAATAAAAAAAGGGGTAGCCGAAGCTACCCGAAAATCTTTTCCTGTCCTTTATATACAATGTTCTGTACTTGTCTGACGGATAAATCAAATTCCTCTGCTAGAGGTTCAAAACATACTCCGTCAATCAAACGTCTCTTTAGAATCTTGCGATTCCTTTCATTGCTTATGCGTTCGTCAATGATGTATTCTATCTGACTATTAGTATATTCCATCATTACCTCACTAAAAAAGGAAGCCTAACGCTTCCTTGGTTTCCTTACTTTAACTCCTTTGGCATTTCCGCTTTTACGGACTCTAACTCTGACCCTCTGGCTCATAAACATCTCCTTGTGTGCCTGTGTTTATGTTGTTAATTCCCTGTCCATCTTGGCTGTAATTGATCGTGTCGTACATACTCTCATAAACTAGCCATGCAATATTAGAAGTGAAAATGAGGATGATGGATACAACAAGAGCAACTACCATACGTTTAAAACGCATATCTGCTCTTGTAATCTCACTCTCATATACGAAGTATGGTACCGACTCGGGCGTTTTATTCTCCTCGTCCATAGTAGACTTCCTCCTTTGAGTTTTATTATAACATAGATATTGCACACACTCAACATTATTAAGTGTTTGAAGATCAGTAATCCTCGCCCGTTATTTCCTTAAATTCATCCTCAGTTATCCATCCCTTAACAACAGCTTCACGGACTCTTGAAATCTTCCAAAGTCCTTTATCGTAGTAATCCTTAACCTTTTCATACTTAGGCGAGTGTTCTACTTTTTTTGATCCAAATAATGCCATCTTTAATCCTCCTGCTCAAGTTCTACTCCTGTTTCCATAGCGATAAAGTCAATGTCAGATGCTCTTTGTGCATTAAGCATATCCGCAAAATCAGATAACTTCTTATCTACTGCATTTAAACGGTCTTTAAGGTTCGCAAGTTCCATGATGATATCTTTCGTATCCATCCTCTATTCCTCCTTTTAAATAAAACTTTTGCAACATTCCACGGCACATCAAATAACTGCATATAAGTTTTAACTACACGCATCATGATCTTACGTGAATCGTAACCCATAGCATAAGCACACCAACACTCAATCGAAATATCTGCTATCTCTCGCGGCATTATCCCAGAGTCTACTAACTTCTTCTGAGCATTAAGCCTATGAAGTTCTTCTTTGACATTTTCTCTTGTAAGTCGCATGATAATTTTCCCGGAGTCCGAAATAAAAGTCCGCTTTTTAAGCCATGTGACGGAATCCTTTTTCATCCAACAAATCTTAGTTCTCTTTTGATTTATAACGAGTCCAAGTTTGTCCGCCATATTTAATATGGAATTTAACACTTCTCGTGCATCTTCTTTTGTATGGCAAATTGCGTACCCATCATCCATGTATCTCCCAGAATCAATTACCTTTGGATTGCAAGCTAACATTCTATCGAGTTTTGAAGGATAAGCTACAGAAATATCTTGAGATGGTTCACCACCTATACCAATACCCTTGTCAGATGGAAACATATTAACGTACTGTTCTAAAAGCCACATTGAACAATCATCAGACAAAACAATGTTATTGATGATATTGTCGTGAGGTATGCTGCCAAAATAATCATGAAAATCAAAGGTAACTACATAAAAATCATTTCCCCATTTTCGGGTAGCTTTTGCAAGTCCTCTTCGGAATCTCTTAATGGAATAATGCGTTCCTTTATTTATTTGCGAAGCAGAATTGTTCTCCATGATATAAGTTTGTGTCATTGGTTTTAGTTCATGGGTACAAAACGATTTGTAGACTTGCCTATCCTTTATGCTGTGTGCCTTAATCAGTCTCCACTTTCCACGTTCCATTAACATGAAATTATTTGTTTTTGTGGGTTTGTATGTATGGTTTTTAAGTTCCCTTTTATTTCTTGATGTTTGACGCAAAAGAGTCATTTCATAGCTTTGAACAGATGGTTTCCATCTACCACCATTACAACACTGTAAACCTGCCAAAAGTAAATTCTCATATTTAGTTATCTCTGTAAAACTCATAAAAAAGCCAGCGCACAGATCCTGTCATTGTGGCTATACATTTTGCATTTCCACAAGCCGCCAGCCATATTCATTCCCATCGAAATGGAAACACGGATACATACTCCCTGTCAGATATAAAGACGTATTTCACTCTCGCTACTTCACTCGCCTCGTCTCAAATAGACGATTACCTGATATCCAAAAGGGGCCAACCCATTAGTGTTGCTCGCGTTGTTGTTGTTCGCGTTGCCGTTGCTGTTCACATTACAGAAATTGTTCGAGTGCCCCGAATTAGGAGAACGCTCCCACCAATTGTTAGCCGAACCGGTATGAGTATATATCCGTAAGGTATCAGCTATGCGCTGTATCCTCCTTTACTATTTTTTCTTTATATGTTTTGCGGTCAGTTTTCTTTACACCCTCTATGAGTGCTATTATTCTATCCACATAACCACCTATTTCATCTTCTCTATCGTATAGTTTCGCATTTTCTTTTTCCGAAATGCCATCATTATGCCGTATTGCTTCAAGCCATATATACGTGTGAGTGCCAATATTATCTATAGCCGCTTTCATTTTTTCAAGTTCTAATCGTCTATCCTCATACGTCTTTTTATCACGGATAAAAATGCCATTAGCAACTCTGCCGTGGTATAAGGCTTTGTCGCAATCTGCTATCAATGTATCTCCGAATCCTTTACGATATTTTGAAGATGTATTGTAAATTATTTGTGTTAATCTGATCTCTAATTGATACGTCTGGAATAGAAATTCCACTTTTGATAGATTTCTTTTCCATGTAGGAACACTCAATTACTTTATCTCCTTTTTAGTTTATACGGCAGGGATAAACCCTGCCGATTAGGGATTTTAGGATTTACAGACAGCCAAAAGGGGCCAACCCATAAGTGTTGCTCGCGCTGTTGCCGTCCGCGTTGCCGTTGCTGTTCACACGACAGAAACGGTCCGAGTGCCCCGAATAAGGAGAACGCTCCCACCAAATGGTAGCCGAACCGGCATCACCTTGTTTTTTAATCCTATTTGCTGACGTAGTATAATACTCAAACTGAGTATTGCCTGTTTCGGCTGTAGCATTCGCATAAGTAGTAGTACCAAATATCTCAACTTCGGATGCTAAAGCAAACCAATCTGTCGAATCCGTTGCTGCCGTACTATCACCCGTAGCAGTGTGATTTATAAACTGCTTCAAAATCGGACGAAGTGTAGACGGAAAGGCATCATAGAAAGCACCATTACACCAATTACGTCTTGCGCATGAGTTCCACCCACCTGCATTAGTATTTGTGGAATTCATATAACCGCCTTCGCGAGTTCCATTATTTGCAAGCATATTTTTTAAGCCGAATACAAAATTACACGTACCACCGCCCGAAAGTGTTTTGCCACCTCTGTTCATAAGCACAAGTGTTACAGTTTGGGATACATGGGTCTCACCAACTGAATAAGATACTCCATTTGATGCTGTTCCTGATGCCTGCATAGCCGAAAGAGTAACTACCCTTTCATCACCAACGCGCCATCCTGCATCAGTATACAAGTCGATATCCCCGTTGTCTGCGGCTTGTACTAAAGCGGCAATCTCTGCATCTGTACCATTTGCCCATGAAACTATTTTAAGGAAGTTACACGAAACCGTACAAGTTGCAGTTGCGCTAGTATAGTTAGTTCCTTCTGAAAGTGAAGCTGTGATTGTCACTGTTCCAGATTTTTCGGTTGCTGTTACAGTTACATTTCCAGCACTTGCTAAAGTTATAG